TTGTCTTTGAGATTCAGTACACGGTTTCATCATGGTTGTTATAATACTGTCTTTAAGTCGGATACTGCTGTTGGAGATCGAGTTGGTCAAGTGATCTTTGGTTTCATCGTCCAACACATTGATATTTAAAAAATCAGGATCCGTGCAAAAATTATAAGCGGAATCGTGATCTGGGAACTGGTTAACAAAATTTACCAGACCGTGTATGGTCAAATTACTCAATACCGACGAAAATTTTACAGTCATATGATCTTGCAATATTTTTAAATTTTCTAAAAATCTTTGATATGTGTTATTGTATCTGGTAAATTCGTACAATTGATCACAAGTTTCGGCACTGATCACAGCCGTGACTTTTTCTTTGTGTTGGATACGATCAAGTTGGGCTGTCAGCCGTTGGCTATCAACTCCCAAGCCGGTGTAGAAAGATAGATTTTTGTTGTCAGACAAACTGTTTAGCAAATCAGGAAACCCGTTGTATAAGAAAGGCTCACCGCCGTCAATTACAATTTCTTTGAGATTTTTGTAGTTGGATAATTCATTGACAATGATATCAAAGCCTTCAGATTGCTTGTGTTCGTTTTGACTTATACGAGACAAAATTTTATCCACTGGAGTCAAGTTAAATCTTGGGCTGTCAAAATATACTCCGTTGTTTTTTATATCTCGAGTCCAGGCAGTGCTGTACTGTTTGCAACAGTACACACAGGTGAGATTACAAGTTGAGCCCAGTATAATGTTTAAGTTTTCGGGCTCAACTGTTTTTGTATCAGTGTGAGTTAAGTTATAAGTTTTGTAATAGGTTCTCTTGCTTTCCAGGCCCTGTGATTCAGGTGTCCAACAGGCCTGTTGGCAACTGGACACCGGTTGGTTGTTCAACATTGCCTGCCGTTCTTGTTGCAATCGAACGCTGTTGAACAACTGGCCGGGATTGTCTTTTAGCCAGGCCAAATCAATTTTTTCTGGAACCGCAGAACAACAAGAATACAGTAATCTTTTTTCTAAATCAACACTGAGACTGGTAAATTTTTGACTGCAATAAAAATTATCAATCATACAAGGTATCAGTAATCGTCATCTTCCTCTTCTTCGTCCCAATTGTCCTCATCTTCCTCTTCGTCCTCTTGATCTTTGAGATAGTGGGCCAGGGCACGTTTTACTTCCGTGTCGCTTTTGAAAGTGTCTTTGATTTCATCAGCTGCAACATTGTTGTCAATCAAAACACTTACCAAGGTTTCTGCGGCTTCGTTGCGATCCACAGTGTTTACATAACGCTTGAGTTCATCCCAAATTTCTTTGCTTAATTCTACTGACATCCTTTATTCCTCCGCGGCTGTTTCTTCAGTACTTACCGTTTCTCGCTGATTTGCAAAATCAGCCATGACCTTGTCCAAGCACCCGTCTTCGTTGCTTTCCCAAGCCTTACGGAACTGTTTGATGATCTCGCCATCCGATGTCACAAACATGAGTCGATTACCATCTTTCTTGAGCAGGCCTTTTTTCTCTGCTAGGTCGGTCAATCCACTGTAAGGATTCATTCCTGTTTCATATGGAATCTTGACCTGCACACCTTCAAACGGTTTGGCATAGCGTGTTTTCATCACTTTGCAACCGGCACGGATGCCCATGACTTCTGAAATCTTGTTGCCATCCTCATCTTCTTTGAGCTTCATCTTCTTCATAGCAACTACGATAGAGCTTGCATAGATAAAACCTTGGCCGCCTGAGATCTTGTCATCTGGATCAAACATGTCTTGTGACGCATAGGTATGATTGGTACACACCAGGCCCACATTGTAACTACCAAACATATTGACACAGTTACGAACCAGGGCAGTAAGTGCCTTGGGCTTACGGCCTAGATCGCCTTTCATTTCACCTGCATCAAACTGGTTAACGTCTGTGGGTGTCAACAACATACCCAAGCTGTCAATGATAAACATGACCTTGGGACGCTCACCATCCGGTAATGCTTTATAATCAGCCATGAATGTTGAAATGGTTTTGGCCACATCGTCAATCATGGCCATACTCAACTTGAGCAATTTGCTTTCACTGGTGTCCACACCAAGTGCCTTGAGCCAATCCTCATCCAGTGCGTTTTCACTGTCAATTAGCACAACAAAGATACCTTGTTCCTGTGCGTTCTTAGCAATATTGCCCGAGCAGATATATGATTTGCCTGCACCCGACTCACCAGCAAACACAGTGACCTTGCCCAAGGGAATACCTTTGTTGAAGTCTCCGCTAATCAAGTAGTTGAGTGCAAAGTTGCCTGTGCTGATCCAGTCTGTGGGATCGTTGAATCCGATACTGAGTCCGTCGATGCTTTTGGTAATTTCCTTGCGGAACTTGCTTACGTCAAATGGTTTACCCATGATTTTTTTCCTTTGTGATTAGAAACTGCTACTAGTATAACATCCAATACCATTATTTCAAATAGTGTTTGGTGAGATAATCATCTATACATATCCCTCTGACCCGATCGGCCTGATTTATGTATTCGTCCAACTGAGATTGATTGTCTGGGCCCGACGCTGTAAATTCTGCCAGATTCCTGAGTTCCGGATTGGTGCTGACAGCATATTTGTTTCGGGCGGCGCGAGTGAATGTGTTGCTGTATTTTATATTCAAGGCCGGTGGCCAATCCAACAATGACCAAGAATGATGGAATCCGTTTTCAGCCATGAATGCCAATATATTGTCCAAGTCCATGATGTTGAGAGCATTGACCGTGGTCCAAAAGTTCAAGTCATGAAGATCATAACTCTCATAAGCACGCACATTGGTCATAAAGGTGTTCCATGGTATGGGCCACCGATTATAGTCATGTACCGGTCCTATGCCGTCAAAACTGATGGTCACAGTGACTTTGATGCCCTGTTGGTTGATGCGTTCCAGCTGTGGCAACATCAACGCGGCATTGGTATTGACCCTGAGTGATTCAAGATTGGGCGGCAGATTGTCCAACAGTCTACGATAGTTTTTGCTGGCACTGGGTTCACCACCACTGATGTCTAACCAGGTTATGCGTTCCTGTGGCAGGCTGTCAAAGCGACTGGTGTTATCAAATATGATATAATTGCGTGGTGACATTAGGCTGCCTATCTTGGTACTGAGTGTTTCGTCGCAGAACTGGCAAGCACTGTTACAGATGTTATCTAGCACTCCGGCTACCTGCAAGTAATCGTCGCGTGATCTATGCTCATGAGCTTTCAACGAGTTCAATCTTATGCTGGTACCATTGATGGCTTCGGTATCCTGACATCTCACACACTCTGCGGGCCACTGATCCTGTTCAAACTGGTGTCGTATGTCCTGCAACCAGGTACTACTCTCCATGTCGGCCAGACTGGCAAACTCTGGAGAATTGGCCATGTGGCCACAACGACTCACTGTGCCATTGGAATTGAAACGTACAAAATGATCAAGCCTTGTGCAACGCATCTACAATCTCTTCGGCTGTGCTAAAAGTTTCTTGATACAGATCTGCATAGTTGTTTTTGATCACAGAAACGATGTCCTGCATACTCACAGTCTGATTTATCAGATTCACAGTCAGTGCTTCATCTATTTCGTTGAAAAACTTTATCCGAGTTTCCGCAAACAGATCTTGTAAAGCAGGATCAGTAACTGATTGATTTTCTTTGAACTCAGTTACTGTGTTAAGTTGCTCCCAGGGCCTGATGTGAAAACGTGCCGCCGTGTATCTGCAGGCATTCAACAACCAATAAACCTGTGGACAGAAGTGCCGGTCAAGATACAGGAAATGTTTTACAAAATATAAAACAGTCTCGGAATCCAACTCGGGTACCTTGGTCAGATATGTCTGCACACCCGACAGAAATCTTTCGTGCGGATCACGAACAAACACGTCTATAACTGGTATGTTCCACAACTCTTGCGCATTGACTTGACGATATCCCTGTTTAACAAGACTGGAACTACCGTTTTTAAAAATAGGCAAGACGTAATGAGTGTGTGGCACTATCTCTAGCACCACACATTCTTTGGGAAATAATGTTTGATCTATACGGGCAAACATTACTGCTTTTGGCGGCTACGAATCATGGCCAAAATGTCTTCAGCTTTTTGAGTTGCAGGCTTGGCCTCTACTGGTGCCGATGCTACAGCAGGTGCATCTTCTTCGTCGTCAAAACTGCTGACAGCAGCCGGAGCTGGCTTGGTTGCAGGTGCTGGAGTGTCCTCATCTGCATGCACGGCACCGGTCGGAGCTGTTACACCTGCTGGGCGGAAATACTGTCCCCAACGTTCTGTGTCATAGCTTTGACCATCAACTGATGCTTCAAACATCTCTTTGATGACTTTGACTTCAGCTTCGCCTGGCTTCTTGGGCAAAAATGTGCTCAAGTCAAACAAACCATGCTTGTCTACCGCTGCCTGTTCGGCTTCTGTGAGTGCTGATTCTTTACGTGCCCACTTGCTACTGTTGTAGTCAGCAAAGCCACCTTTGGATGTCTTGGTGATACGGAAGTCCAAACCACGCAACAAGTCAGTTGGTAATTCTTCCAATTCCGGATCCATCAAGGCACCTTTGATGATGGTAAAGATCTGAGGTCCAATGATGAAACGACGGATTGGATTTTCTGGAGTCTTGTCATCGCCAAGTGGATTCTCACGAACAAAGCCTTGGAAAATATAACTGCGTTTCTTCCAATACTTACGGCCCATGTCCTCTAGAGCCTTGTCTTTAAACCAAGTGCGAACTTCGGTTAGCACTGGGCAGGTCTCTTGCCACATTTCCATACATGGTACTTGGACGTAGACTTGTTTGGAATCCATTTCGCCCTTGATGCCATTGAATGGCAAACGGATCATGGCCCGCTCTTGCCAAAAGAATGTGTTTTTAGTATTACCATCAGGCAAGAAACGGAGTGTGGCACTAGAGCCTTCTTCCATGTTCCAATGTGGGTAAATTGAGTTGTCACCGCCTGTGGATTGTCCGCCTTGTTTGGATTCGCTAGCGGCTAGTCTTGCGCGAATTTCTGCTAATGATGCCATAGTTAAGTTGCCTTTCTAAAAGTTTTACTATGTGTTGCCTATCTAAATGTTTAGATGTTACGTTGCCTGTGATACAAAAGAAAAAAGCGTATTCACTTGTGTAGTGTACACGCTTAATTCCTTAGCGTCAAGTATTATTTATGACGCGGTTGTTCTATTTGCAATTTACTTGCGCATCATGCCAGATAGTTCTTTGAGGCGGTCCAAGAACGAGACATCTTTTTCTACCGGCTTCATTTTGCCCGAATGTCCATACTGCCCGGCCAATGGCGAGTTGTCCTGGCCTTCTGTGCCACACTCCATCATGCCGTGCCGTGGACACATTTCACCTGCTTCGGTCATATTACATTTGGCTTCGGTGAATGGACTGAGATTTTCAGCTTCGTCAAAATCAGCCACAACACCAGGTTGGGCATCTTCTTCCACTGAGTCTTCGTAGGGTGGAGCGGCCTTGACTGTGTCATCCACACCAGCACGCTGAAGTATGTTCTTTAGGCTATCCGCATACTCGTCGTAATCGGGTTGCTGGGTTCCTTCTGGATCTTCAGTTTGATCTGCAGGATCTTTGACTGTTTCCCCCATTGGTTCCGCAGGCTCAGCGGTTGGAGTCTGTTGGTCCATGGTAAATTCACTCATGGCAGCACGCACATCAGGATGATCTGCAAGTTCTTGCATGCGATCATAGATTATTTGGCGTGCATCAGCATCAGCGTCTTGAGTGCTCAAAGTTTCTAAGCGATCAAACAGCACATCATCGCCCATGATGTCATACAGTTGTTCTGTGGCATTGGTAGCATCGGGTCCTACTGGGAACTCTGTGCTCATCAACTGTGCTAGGGTGGCACGTTTTTCTGGGGTGTCTGGTGTGGCCCATGTGCCTTCTACCAGTTGTCGTGCCCAGGCTTCAAATATGTTGGCTTCTTTCATTTCAGTTCCTTGTTGTTGTATGCGGGCCAAGATCGGCAAGGCCTCTTCGATCCGTTGATCCAAGGTTTGTGTTATAAACAAATGCTTGAGACCTTCTATGACCATTTCTTCTTCGGTTACCTGTTCTGGATCCCACGTTTCGAAATAGGTGTTGTATCCTGATTTGGTTGATAAACTTTTTAGTGTGCGGCGTGCAGTTTCGTAATAGGCATTGGTTTGTTCTAC